CCAGATTATGCTAAGTCACTACTACATTTCTCTGAAGAGTTTCCTATTAACACAGAGGAACAAAGGGATTACTTTGCAGTACATGGAGCAAATTCATTCGGGTATGACAAGGTTTCCTTTAAGGACAGAGTAGCTTGGGCAGTGGAAAACACTGATAACATTAGTAAATCTGCTAGAGAACCACTTAACTTTAGGTGGTGGACAAACGCAGATGAACCTTGGACATTTCTAGCTTGGTGTATGGAGTGGTCTAGGTTTGTTGATGAAGGGTTTGGATTCATGTCAAGACTACCGATATGTCTGGATGGGTCAAACAATGGACTCCAGCACTTCTCAGCTATGCTACGTGATACAATAGGTGGTAAAGCTACAAATCTTACACCAGAAGCTGTTCCACAAGATATTTACCAATTAGTAGCTGATGTGGTACATAAAAAGGTTACAGAGGATGCAAACCAGAGGTTACCATACTCAAAAGAGTGGTTATCGTTTGGAATAGACAGGAAGATCACCAAAAGACCAGTCATGGTGGTACCTTATGGTGGTACTAGATTCAGTTGTAGAGCCTATGTAGAAGATGCTATGAATGATAGGATACTACAGAATCCCACCTTTAATCCTTTTGGTGAACATGTGTATGAAGCATCACTATACTTAGGTAAGCATGTATGGGATGCAATAGGAGAAGTGGTGATAAAGGCTAGAGAAGCTATGTCATGGCTTCAAGATATAGGTAGGAAGATGTCAGAGAAGAACCTACCTGTTATATGGGAGACACCTTCAAATTTTGTGGTACAACAGATATACAAGAGTATGAGACCACGAAGGATAACTACTCATATTGATAATGTACTAATAAAACCATCAGTACTAGAAGAAACAGAGAATATTGACAGACGAAGATCAATCAATGGTGTGTCACCTAACTTTGTACATAGTATGGATGCAACTGCACTCACACTAACTATTAACAGATGTATCAAAGAGGGTATAAAGGATTTCTCTGTTGTGCATGACTCTTATGGAGTACACGCACACTTTGTTCCACGTATGGCAGATGCAATACGCAAGTCATTTGTGGAGATGTATTCTGAGACAGATGTACTCACTAACTTTTATGAGGAGATAGTGGATGTTATACCAGAGTTAGAAGAGCCGCCTAATCGTGGTGACCTTGATATAATGGGAGTTCTTGACTCCGAGTACTTCTTCTCATAAATGTGGACATTCTAGGTTCAACACAAACAATAACTACACACACGAAAGGTAACATGGCAGGAAAATATCCAGTCACACCGAAAGGTGAGTTTCGATGGCCTCATATTATGGTTGCAGACACCACTTATAAAGCGGAAGGTCAGTACCATATTAAAGTTCTTCTTAGTGGCTCTGAAGCTGAAGAAATGCAGAAGACAGTTGACAAGGCACATTCTGAATGGAAGAAGAAGTGTCAACAAAAGTCAGCTAAGAAGTGGCAAGAGTATTTGCCATATAAACCTGCACTTGATGACGAAGGTATGGAGGAAGGAATAGAGTTCCACTTCAAACTCAAAGCATCAGGTACAAACTCTCGTACTGGACAGACATTCACACAAAGACCTGTGGTTGTCGGGCCAAAAAACGAACCAATACCATCTACTGTGAAGGTAGGTAATGGTAGTATTGGTCGTGTAGCTTACGAGATTGCACCCTACGAGCATGGTACATCACTTGGTGTACAACTACGCTTACGTATGGTTCAAGTTCTGAAGCTCGTTGAGTACGTTGCGAGTGGTAACGCAGACGATGTATTCGATGTAGAAGATGAGTACGAGGTCATTGTTGAAGAAGGTAACAACGACACCGAAGAAGGACAAGCCTTTGAAGAAGAGGAAAAATCTGGTGACTTTTAGATCAGGTCTTGAGCAACGGATAGCGGACAACTTAACAAAACGTAAATGTAACTTTGAGTATGAGCCAATGTCCGTTGCTTATACTGTTGACTATAAGTACAAACCAGACTTTGTGTTAGACAATGGTGTTATAATTGAAGCAAAAGGATTTTTCAGATATAAAGACCAGAGGAAACACAGAGCAATACAAAAACAACATCCTGAGTTAGATGTGAGGTTTGTTTTTTCTAATGTTAATAGCCGTGTACAAGGTTCTAAACTAACATGTGCTAGTTGGTGTAAGAAATACAACTTCCTTTACTCAGAGGAGATAATACCACACGAATGGACAATAAAAAATGTCAAGAAGAAAAGAGACTAATTACATAGTAGTTCACTCTACTAATACTAAATCTAATGTTAATGTAAATATTAGAATGGTAGATGAGTGGCATCGTAAGAAGGGATTACTTAAAATTGGTTATCATTTCTTTGTGAAACGTAGTGGTAAAATCGAAGTAGGTCGTAATCCTAATGAGATAGGAGCACATACTAAAGATCACGATGCAGACTCTGTTAGTATATGTTTAGCTGGTGGATTGAATACTAGAGGAGTAGTTAGTTTTGACTACTCTCTAAAACAATTAGAATCTTTATTCATTCTGATTAAAACACTTAAACACATTCATTCTGATGCTAAAGTAGTAGGTCATAAAGATCTAAGTGAAACAGACTGTCCATCATTTGATGTAGGTGAGTGGTGGTTGGTAAACGAAGATAACACTGGTATAAAACTAAAACATAAGGTCGGTGGATCAGGTGTTTGGGTTGAAAACTAAAAGGGGAAAATAATAATGGTATTAAAAAGTAAAATGAAAGAAGTATTAGACATTCCAGATAGGGATGAGATTAAAGAGTCCTATGAGTTCTCTTATAAAGCAAATGATGAATGGAGAAAGGTAACAACTAAAGAGACTAAAATTTCTTTTGAAGGTTACTCTATACAGGACATTTTAGATAACTTCCACACGTTTTTAAATACTGTAGGCTTTACTTATGTAGGTTCTATTACTATAGATAGTAAAGATGGTAAGAAAAGTTGGAGAACCGATGGATCACACACATGAGGAAAGCGAGTTAATACAGCATGAACCTTGTCCTAAGTGTGGTTCTCGTGATAATCTAGCACGTTATGATGATGGACACGCTTTTTGTTTTGGCTGTAACTATAGAGAAAAGGCTGATGGTGGAGAACAGAAAGTAGTATTACAAAAGGGGGATAAAAACATGGATTTTGTTGAAGGTAATTTTTTAGCTTTATCTTCTAGAGGAATTACAGAGGAAACCTGTAGGAAATGGGATTATAAAGTAGGTGAGGTAGCAGGACAACCTGTTCAAGTAGCTAACTACAAAGATTCAAGTGGGATGAGAGTCGCACAGAAGATTAGATTCCGTAATAAAGACTTCCACGTTAGAGGTAACATAAAGGAAGCTGGACTATACGGACAACATCTTTGGTCTGGAACAGGTAAGAAAGCTATAATATGCGAAGGTGAAATTGATGCTTTATCAGTTTCTCAGTCTCAAGGTAACAGATGGCCTGTTTACTCTATCCCAAATGGGTCAGCAGGAGCCTCAAAAGCTATCCGTAACAGCATAGAACTTCTTAATGGGTATGATGAGGTCATATTCTGTTTTGATAGCGATGAGCCGGGTATTAAAGCATCAAGAGAGTGTGCCCAAGTTTTACCTCCGGGTAAAGCTAAGATAGCTAAGTTACCATTAAAGGATGCAAATGAGATGCTTAAGAGTGGTAGACTCAAAGAACTAGTGGATTGCATTTGGCAAGCACAAGTTTACCGTCCCGATGGTATTATAAACGGTAAAGACTTATGGGACATCGTTAGTGCAGAAGATTCGATGGCATCCTGTTCTTATCCTTACGAAGGAGTTAACAAAAAGACTCTAGGTATGCGAAAAGGTGAGATTGTTACAATCACAGCAGGAGCAGGTATAGGTAAGTCACAAGTATGTCGTGAGATTGCTAACCACATCCTAAATCAAGAGGAAACAATAGGTTACATAGCACTAGAAGAGTCGAACAAACGTACTGGACTTGGGTTTATGGGACTCCACTTAAATAAACCTTTACATCTAGGTACGATTGAAGTCACAGATGAGGAATTTAAGGAAGCATTCGACAATACTTTGAATACTGGAAACATATTCATGTATGACCATTGGGGTTCACTTGAGAGTGACAACCTTCTATCCAAGATTAGGTACATGGTTACTGCATGTGGGTGTAGCTTCATAGTACTAGATCACCTGTCTATTGTTGTCTCAGGTATTGAAGAAGGTGACGAGAGAAGAACCATTGATAACTTAATGACTAAACTCAGAGGTTTAGTAGAAGAGGTGAACTGTGGACTTATACTTGTATCTCATCTTAAGAGACCACAAGGTAATAAAGGACATGAAGATGGTGCTCAAACTAGTATGGCACAGTTGAGAGGATCTGCCGCTATAGGACAACTATCTGATATTGTTATTGGTTGTGAGAGAGATCAACAAGGTGATAATCCTGACCGCACTACAGTTAGAGTACTAAAAAACAGATGGACAGGAGAAACAGGTATAGCATGTGAGTTAGACTATAACCACGAAACAGGAAGACTGACTGAGACTCCATATGAAGAAGACGAGTTACCATTTGAGGACGAGAGTGGTCAAGAGTGGTCAGGAGACAGTACGACATTTTAATTAAAGAGGGGAAGTATGACAAGCTGTGTATTTGATATAGAAACAGACGGACTAATAGAAGACTTTACTAAAGTACACTGCATAGTCGTGTACGATGTAGAAAAGAATGTTATGAACTCCT